ATTATTGGATTTCCCATAGTTAGCTACCGCAGTTTTCACACTCTGGATTATCAATGGAGCATTGAGCGTTATCGTTCTTTTCGTCATTAGTCATTTCGTCTACGAAGTCAGCGAATGAATCGCTTACATCAAAATCATTTTTCATAAAGGTTACTTATTAATTAAGAAGTTGTATTCTTTTTGTACATCAAAGCTGGGACAAGCCTTGTTAGCAAATTCATTATGTCCGTGCAGCGTGGCTGTAGGGTACATTTCTAACAGTGCAGTTATTAGGTTTGTTAGCGCAGTATCTTGCTCTGGGGTCCTCGTGTCTTTAGGAGTCTTTCCATCCTTTTCTACACCCCCGATATAACATACACCAATACTTTTACTGTTATATCCTTTTGTATGCGCTCCGCTGCGGTTTACAGGTCTGCCCTCGTGTATGGACCCGTCTAAGTAAATCACATAATGGTAACCGATATCAGACCATCCCCTATTCAAATGCCATTTTCGTATAGCTTCTACGCTAACATCTTGGCCCTCACGAGTAGCTGAACAATGCAATATAATCTTAGTAATTTGTCTAACTGACTTGATTAACTTCATAGGTATTTTAATTTACATTATTCATTGACTAACTTACGGTAAGATAGTTCAGCAATAAAAGCTGTATAGATGGCGTATAAGGGATTAACTCCAAGGTAAGCATACAAGAGTAGACTACACCAAAACGAGAGGCACAGAACGCAGTTAAATGGCTTAAAAGGCAATAGTCTTTCCATCACCCAACCATAAGGTTCAAATATAAACAAGAAAGAGAACATCAATCCTACAGAACTGACCAGTATCCAATCGTTATAAATCTCCATCATAATTTCTCACTTAAATAATCGTCTTTAATATACCGCTTTAACTTGGTAACGGCTTCACCATCCTCTATATAGGTGAGGTAACCTTTTATATTGTGACCATAAACATCACTATGGTTTAGCGATACTATCTTATTGGTCATCGTTGAGTATATAATACTAATGATTAGATTTGCAGCAGACTTTCCTTTCTCGTAGTAGTGCAAGAACTTCTCACAGGTACGCATCACAGCAGCATCAATCAATGCTTGCTTGAGTTCGTTGTTACCATCAGTAACAAAGGCTGATGCAGCTATCTCCTTGCAACGCTGTAGTATAAAAATACCAAGCTCATTAGTGATGCTCCCTTGTTTTACAGACAGAATAGCCTCTCGCTCAATCAGTGACTTGTCGTACCTCGGCATATTGGTCTTCTACTTTATTAAGTATAGTAATTATAATAGGCAGGTAATCAGACAGCTCCTGCGTGTTTATGCTAAGTTCAAATCCCAATCTAACCAGTGTGACTGGCTCGTGGTTATATACCAATAGGTCAATGACTCTGTATATATCAAGAATGAGATTTGCTTCTCCATCCGTTAAATCTTCGTAGTATTCTTCAAACAACATATCAATAAGAAGAGCGCAGTCTATCACCCTTCTCGGGGTCAAGTTCTGCAATTAGTTCTATGTACTCTGCTTCACGCTTATAGGCTTCAGCAACCTCTTCTTTTGTAGAGTCGGCACCTAAGTTTGCGAACAATATAGCCATCTCGTATAGGTAGAGGTCAACTCTGTTCTTAATCAATTTACACGTTTGATAATTTCTTTGGTTAATCATAACATCTTAATTTTACGATGAATGTGTCTTTCGGAAGGTCTTTGTCAATCTTGATGTTAAGCCTTTTGTAATACTTGTTACCATCGTCTTTAACCATACCCATACTAACGAGAGTATCCGAGAGAAATTTAGAAACGAGAATAACATTATCAACATCGTGCCGAGAATTGTAGCTAATATGAATTTCATAGCTTTCAAAAGTGAAGTAGTCAAACTTCTCAATCTCTTCCTTACATTTTTTAGAATACTCATCTTTATGTTTTTTACGAATAGCCCAATGCTTACCAGCATAGTACTGATTTAAGCTTGGTGGTTTAGGTAAGTTAAGGTCTATCTCAATCATACGATTTGGATTTATCTATATGCAAAAACCCCACCACCTTGTCAACGAATTGTCGTTGGTTGAAGTGTGAGGTCTTCGGCATCCCTTTGGTTTCCCAAGAGGGTTCTTCAAGTGAAGCGAGGTTAAATGCGAATATGCCTTTAGGTGTTTGGCATACATATACTGGAATAGTATTGTGGCTTTCAGCTCTTGCGAGCAGCTTATCGTACTTGTATTTCTCTATGACTAAATCGTCATAATGCTTGTTGCGACACTTTAGTTCTATGTCGCATTTGAGTTGTAAGGAGTAGCAATCGTGGTGTGAGTAATCCCCTTCCGACCAGTCAAGGTCGCTTATGTAATTTTGTTTTAGTTGTTCAAAGAGATTTTGCTCGTTATTCTTCCAACTCATTATTGTTGTGTATGGCAATCTTTAACAGGATAAGGTATCCTATTAGGTCTTGCACGGTATCTTCTGTGGCATCGGTAATGCCCCTTGATTTGATACGCATAAGTTTATCGTCTATACGAGCGCATAGACTATCCACAGCGTTTCCCTTTGAGAAGATACCTACGGGGTAAAGGGCTGAATCCCCGTAGGCAGCATTCTTCTCAAGGAGCAGGTCTGTTACCTCCTGCGATGTCTTTATAATTAAGTCTTTTGTACTAATCATTTGATACTAATATAGTTAATTATTGGGTAAGTTCTACCTCAAACTTATAAATTTTTTGTACACCCTTTGTTTCAATTACCATTCTACCGTTGGAAGGGTTGAGAAATATATAGTTCTCGGAATTACCAGTATAGTCCGTTACATCCACTTTAAACTCCTTACCATTGATTAGCATCTTGTTCCATTCTAAAACTTCAACCTCCTTTGCGGAGGCTATGTTAAATTTTAGGTAGGCACGAATCATCTCGCACCAACTCTTTCTATATGCTTCTGACCAACTTTTCAAAATTCTAATTCCTCTTGCGAAGGTGTAGGCAATGCTACTTCTTCTGGTTCGTAATCGGGGTTCTGATAAGCGTACACAGGATTGCCCTGCTTATCAACCTCATAGTATCTATTCTTAACCTTGTCGTAGTACATTGTTATCTTTCCTAACCTACCTACGATTTTAGGTTTAGCCTTAACAACTGTAATCTCAACTTGATTAGGCTCATAAGGTACGCCATCTAAATCCTCTAATCCAAATGGACATCGCCATATATTTATAACCATCATACCCTTACGACTCCACTGCATACCACCTGCTATATCATTCATAGTAGGTTTATCTATATATGCTATACCACTACGATATTTAGGTTGTTGGTGTTTAGTGTGTACGGTAAGTAGTGTGTGGTAATTGTTATCAGCACTATGCTTTCTGACTTTTGTAAGCACTTGACCAATAGCAATGTCATCACGAACGCCTACGCTTATATCTGTTTTAATCTCTGTAAACGGGTCTATGAGACAGCCCTGTATCTTAACCCCAAAATCTTCTTCTATGTTTGTTACACAGTTGTAGAAACCTTCTACGGTAAGGTCTTGCAGACCACTATCTATAATATAGAAGTGTTCATTTATAAACTCAATAGCCCTTTGGCTCTCTTCATCTGTAGCCATAACCTTATCATTAACAAGGAACGGCTTACGCAGGTACACCCATAGGAACTCTGCGAATACTTCTGTTGGTGAACCTGTTTCTGGGGAGTATACAGCCCACTTCCAACCAGAGTATTGGGATAGGTTCATCATCATTTCAAATGCAAACTGCGACTTCCCTTGATGCGCTCCTGCATATATATAAGTGGTACTACCCAACTTCATTGAATACTTATCAAACAGAGAACTAAACCCTGTCCAAGCACCTTTTGTTACTCCGTTCTCGCGGAGTTCTGTTAGAGAATCTTTTAACTCTTCAGCCCTATAGATAAAATTTCTCGTTGTCATTCGCCAAATTCTTTAATGTAATCTTCTTCTTTATGTGAAAAGCTTTTGCTTATTTCCTTACGATAGAACTCTTCTATGATATGGAAATCGTAAACGCTTTTACCTGTTGCTCCTACAAACGACATCATCTTTGCTATCATTTCTGGATTGCGATTGATATGGTCAAGAGACTTTGCTCTTGTAACAAACTGAAAGGGTCTGTCCTTTGTACCTTGATACATATTGGTGTATCCGTTACCACGCTTCTTCTTCCAAGCAAGGCGTACACCAACGTCATAAATCATTTGTCCTTCGTCACTCATTGAAATTGTGTTTATAGTTTTCTTTTTCTACTTGATACTTTTCTAATTCAAATGCTCGGAATCCATTTATATGAGAGTCAGTAGGAAAGAAATACTTCCAGCCCTTACTCATACCTCTTGGTATATAATAAAAGAATCCAAGACCTATCTTACCAGTGTTTTTCTTAAATCTAACTACAGCCGTATGGTCTGAGGTTGGTATTATAGAATCAACACCAAAGTCTTCTTTGTTATAGTTACCCTCTCTGTCTTTTCTTGAAAACCTTGAGGCAACAATATCAACAAACTCACTTAGTTCTCTCGCTATCTGCTTATTCATTACATCTTTATTAATCTCAACCTTCTTTGATACTTGCGTATAAGTAAGGCAGAGTTGGTTAATTGATTCTGTAAGTCATCGTTCCATCCAAACCTACTGGCGTGAAGAGAGAGATTTACATTGTCTAACATAAGCATCTCCAAGTATTTCTCAACCTCGCGTATGTGTCTTCTCTTTCTGTTGTAGGACTTAATCATACTCAATACCATACTCTGTTAAATCTCTTTCGCAAAGCTGAACTATGCGATTGTACAATTCTGATTTGACCTTTGTCTTTTTAGCATTGGCTATTGCGTAACTGCGAATATCGCTAATTACCCTTTTGCTTCCGCTTGTTCTCTTTGACTTGTAGTTTGTTTTCATAGTTCTATAAATTTATATTTATTTGGGTCAGTCCTATACATTGTCTGTGTCCAATCCTTTCTACTGTCATATACATCTGCCTCAAACCAATGCTCATACATTGATGAAGGCACCACGATAGCGTGTGTTAGCTGTGTGTTCACCAAGAAGTAGGCACTCGGTTTAACCTCGTGTCTATCATATGATTTTTTAGCACAAACTATTATACTGCTCCAAGGTATTTCATCGTGAGAGGTGAAGTCAAAAGATTGGTGTTTAACCTCAATGATTTCTTTCTTACCATCTCGGTGCAGGATTATATCTCCCTCGTCTATGAAGTCTCTGTATTCTTTCTTGGAGCCTGCGATATGTAAAGCAGGTACAGTAACTGTCATCTTCTTGCTGTGCAGGTACATTGCTACACGCCAAACCGCAGCGTTAGACTTGCCCAGCTTATTCATATAATCGTCCCAAGCTTTATTTGTCATCCTTTCTCCATTTATAAATTAGGTAGCCGTTCCAAGCTAATACTATAAAACATCCTATGACATCCTCAAGTGTCATTCTGCATCTCCTATGTTATTGAGTGTACCACACTCACAGATATGCAACTGATTGATTCCTATCACGATTGGGATTTGCTTGTCGCACCCCCCACAAAAATAATTTTGTTTCATCTCTATTTGGTGTTAAAGGTTTGCGCCCATTTTTTTATGTGTGCGCCTAATATTAAAGGTTATATGTATTTGCATACAATGTGAAGGTTTACCCTTATTTTGTATGTTTAAGCATACAATTTTACCCTTATTCTGTACACTATAGTAAACATTACCCTTGTCTTTCTATCCATCGTGCGTACATCTTGGCTGCCCAAGCCTTTCTCTGTGTACTGTTTGGGTACACCTTTCTTAACCTCGCATTTGCTATGCGAAGGAACTGATTCATCTTATTCATAGTAATTGATTTTGGA